GCAACCGGGGTATTGACCCCTGCCAAGAAACAGGTGAGGGCCGCCACGTCGACCACGTCATTGCTGCCCGAGGCGGCAGGCGTGACATTCCCGCCCGTTTCCAGTCCGTTCGGCCTGACAGTCGGTTCATATTGGGCCTTATTGGACCAGAGATCGTCTCCGGAGAGAAAGATCATATGATCGCCCTTATCGGTCAGGGACGCCATGGCCACGGCGTTCTGACCGGCTTCGTATTCGAGGATTGCGTTTTCGGCTGATGGCATGATGATACCTCCTCTATTCTTTTTTAGTTTTTCGTGAGTCGGGTTCCGCCCACTTGTTTAATAGACTTATGCCGTCATCGACGGTGGCCGCTTTCACGGGCGCCTTGACAACGGCGGTATATTTATTGAGTGTTTGAGCGATGGCATTGCCATAACGTTGCTGTGCTTCTTTTATGTCCATAATGTTCCTCCTAAGGCTGTGAATAGGGATCTCCTGCAGTGGTCCGATAGGTGATGTTGAACAGGGCATAAGCACCCACGGCAATATCCCCGCTTTCCGGATATTCATCCGTCCCGCCCGATTCGTATTCGATCCGTTCGACCAGATCACCGAACAGGCGTTCCCGGGCCTCCGTTCCGGTCATGCTGCCGGCGGTCGTGCAGACATTCGATTCCGTTCCGACGGAGAGCGTTTCCGACGGCAGAAACCGGCCTCTGACACGCCGCAGGGTAAGCGTTCCCGCGGCGTCTTCCGTTTCCCATGCACCGGAGGTAATCTGTACCCCGGCCACATATCCCGTTGCCGCCGAATCATTGCCTTCGGCAACGTCTCCGACCCGGATCACATAGGGGCCGCCGCTCGTGAAGGGCAGCGTCCAGGTAATGCCCGTCATGGCCTCGATGAGGTCGGCAAGGATCCGCTCGGAAACAACCGACGGATTTTCCGATTCGAACAGGGCAAGGCCGCTGATGCGGACGGGCATGATCAGGACCGTGTTGCCGTACTCCTTCGCGGCTTCGTCGGGATGGGGCCAGACATCGATCGCCGGAAGTTCGCCGGGATCGAAGATCCGCCGCACCCGCTGCACGTTGGATCCGCACTCCGTGCCGTATCCGTTTGCTGCCAGGATGTCCGGCAGTCCCGATATAATTTTCTGTATGATCTGTTCGCGTATCGAGTTCATAATCTGCTCAGTTCGTACTTCAGCTGCTGGTCGATGTTTTTATGAAGCCGCACGTCCGCCTGGTTCCGGACCTTCTTCAGAACGGTCGGCTTCCCCATGATGTCGGCGACGCGGGGGCCGGTGAGCTTTTCCACGGGCAGGCGGTATTTCTTCGGCAGCGCTCCGTAGGCGATAGCCCGGCGGGCGGACTGCCCCCTGCCTTTATACTTCCGTTCCCAGATCTGTCCGGCGCCGGCCGCGACGGCATAGAAGGCGTGTTTCAGGACCGTGCGGCCGCTGCTTTTCAGCACCTTCACCGAGACGCCTGTCTTCCGTTGCGATGTGCTGAATTTGATGAGGGACTGGGGTTTGTCGGAGCAGACCACCCGGGCCGACAGGCTCCTCACCGACGCTTTCCGCGTGGAAAAGGTTTCCATGACATCTTTCTTTTTCAGAGTGACAATGCTCCGGATCTCCCGGTCCGCATCGGTCTTGACGCCGTCGAGGGTCTTGTTGACCGCCCGGGAAATCACTTTCGGCGCTCCGTCTCTGACGCCGGCCAGCATAGCCATGACCTTCAGCCGGTCCGTTTCCTTCATGGCGAGGCTCATATCGCTCATGTCGCTTCCCTCACGGTGCAGGTAATAAAGATCCCGTTGTTTCCCGGCGTATCTTCGACCCGGTAGGCTGTTTCACCGACGGTAAAGGTCTCGCCCCGTTCCGGCGGTTTCCCGAGAACATGCAGCAGCGCCTTGAGCCTGAGGCCGGGTCCGTAAATCTGTCCGCCGTACCCGGAGGGCTGCCGGTCCGGATCGCGGCTGATATGAACCCTGCAGGGAATGTCAGGACCGTCGTCCGGCGTGTAGACCGCATCGACGGCGTTCGCTGTAAGGATGTCTTCTCCCGCTCTGCGGAATATGGCTGCACTGTCTGCCATGGATCCCTCATTTCGCGTCGGGCGCTATGGTGATATAGGCATCCCCGTTAATGACAACCCGGTCGACATGTCCGATCCGTATGGCCGGGGCCTGCGGCACGCCCCACGTCACTTCATTGGAAAAATCGCTCTCATACCCGTCGGTGTTGTAGGCCGTGGCTGCGAAATAGTATCTGACGCCGGGCTGGAGGTCTTTGACGACGTACGTCGTCACGTTGCCCGCGTCCGCAGGGGGTCCGTAGGACCTTGACGCCGTGCCGTAATAGATTTTATAGCCTCCGATGTCCGGTTCGCTGTTGGGATCCCACTGAAGGGTAACGTCCGCGCCCAGGGCGGCGGCCGGAAGCATCAGTGCGGCGATGATTGTTACGATTGCAGTTCGTAAGCTCGTAAGCTGTTGGGCTGTTAAGATTTTGTTGAGTGCGTTCATGGATTGTCCCTTTGCCTTTCCCGTTTCAGCTCGTAAGCTGTTGAGCTGTTGAGTTTTTTCTTATGAGCTCACATCTATTTAATGATCGCTTCGATGATCATCCGGATCGCGTCGGGGCAGAAAATGCCGATGACGATCAGCACGCTGATGATGCCGGCGACGATGATCGCCGCGGTCCGGGTGTTCATGTTTTTCAAAAGTTCGATGACTGCGTTCATGGTCGCGCCGTTCAATCCGGCACGTACCATCCGTCGAAAGAGATATCGTTTCGTATCGGTCATAATTCAGCTCCCTGATGATAGTTTGATGCCGCATGCCGCGGCGACGCCGCCGAGGACGCCGCCGAGAAACGCGCAGACTTTGTCGAACAGGGCTTTTTTTTCGAGGGCCTTGAGACGGCTGTTCATGGCCTGCAGCGTGGAGTAGATGAACCAGTCGCGCTGTTCCGGCGTCGCTTTCTCCCAGTCTTTCTCGTTGATGACGATGAATCCGTTCGGCATGGCCGCTCCCTCGGGTCTGAAGAAAGAACAGAAGATTATACCTTCGTCAGCTTCACCAGGACGCCCGGCCGGTAGCAGATCGGCAGGGGGTTGGACTGGCTGTGCAGATCGATGCCGCGCCCGAATTTGCGCTCTTCCTGCTTGGCGTACAGCTCGATCCCGATGGTATTGGCCGTCTCCACGAAATCCGCCGGCGCAAAGATCGTCTCGAAGGTGCTCATGGTGCCCTCGGGATAACAGTGGGCTTCATCCTCGGCAATAAAGGGCATTGAGGCGCCTTCAGCATTCGTCGCCCTGCCCCGGTATTCCTCGAAAGTGATGCCGCCGAAGCTGAAGTTCTTGCGGGGATCCCCGCCGAGCCGGTCAATGGCCGCCGAATGATTGAGAAAGACTTCCTTGACTGTTTTGTGGCCTATAAGGCCGTCAAAGAACCCTTCGGAGCAGAGGCAGCGCACGCCGGTGGAAACCTCGCCCCTGAGATTGTCGTCAATATGGCGGAGGACGGTTCTGCATTTGGCGGCCACGTTGGTGGTGTCCGTCGTCAGGGCGAAGCCGACCGTCTTCGGTGCGATGCCGAATTCGGTATAGAGGTTATAGAGCTGGGAGCCATCGGCATCGAGAATGATCCCCTTGAGGGCTCCCATCCTGAGATGTTCCAGGGTGATGGCGTGCTTGTTCCGCATGGTCTGCAGGTGATCGTTCACGATTCCGGCCAGTGTCTCCATTTCCGTCTCTGAACCGAAGGCCCTGATCCCCTCGTATTCCGACGGAAGGATGACGTCGTCATGGGGAATATGGGGGATGGTGAACGACCTGACGGTGCGCTTGCCCGTTTTCCCGACCGTTCCCGGCGATCCCGGGGGCATTGTGGGCAGCAGGTTCAGAACGCCGTTCTTCTCTTCCACGATAATGGAGCGGGTCCTGACGCCCTTTCCCGGCATGAGGTTCAGCTCCCGGATCCTGCCGTAATTGTTCGGGAGGATGTTGATCGCCCTGGTAAGCGACACCATGTTGAATGCGTCTGTCTGAAATGGATTAAGCATGGTCTGTATCTCCTTTATGCTGAAAGTAATCGGTTCCGTGTTACGCGGCGAGGCGCGTGATGATGCCCGCCGCTTTCAGTTCGGCCAGCGCCGCGGCTTTCTGATCAGCGGTTGCGCCGTCGGGCCAGACAAGGTTGTCCGGGTCGATGATGGCATCCCGCACGATGGCCACTCCTTCCACATCACCGCCGGATGCGTCGTACGCGGCGATGACAAAACCGCAGGCGTTCTGCGATCCGTCCACGGCGGCAAAGTCGATTGCAGCCGCTTTCTCGGAGCCCTGTGTGACCTCGATGGCGAAATAGTCGCCGATTGTGTTGTATCCGTCGGCATAGCTGATGGTCAGATTGATCTGCGGATCGGTGAATGAACCGGTCCCGCCCGTTCCCATGGTGACAGTCAGGTCTCCCAGGACCGCGCCGTCGGGCGCCTCGATTCGCCAGACACCGTCAGTATCAACGGCATTCGCCGTGATGCAGGTGGCTTTATATGTGCCGAATTGTGTTTTCGCACCGCCCGCAACGCCGGTGCACTCGCCATTTGAGCCTGATTCGAGCGTTCCGGCGGTGGGAATGGATTTCGTTACTTTTCCGATAACGGCGCCCAGCGGCAGATTCTGCCCGGACTGGATTGTCACCTTCTCACGGGAATAAAGGTTGCTCCCTTCCCATTTGAGAATGTCGTTGAGTCTGTTTTCTTCCGTCAAGCTTCCCATGGTAAACCTCCTTACCGGGCCGCGGCCCGTCTTTTTGCGTTGGCGATCAGCGGGCTGACCTCACCCGTGGAGAGCGCGCCGACGGTCGATCTGATTTCGTCCGTCCCTTCCCGTCCCGCCTTCGCCGCGATGACCTGTTTCCGGGCATCCTCGGCGCTCACGTTCTGCTCGATGAGGGTCAGGGCCATGTCGTTCATGCCGGCCAGCGAACAGATTTCCATGACCTCCCGATAATACGAAAGCGCTTCCTTCCTGCCGTCTTCCCTGGCCTCCGCCGTGATCTTCTCGACATCAACAGCGGCCTCCTCCTGAGGAATATCCGTAAAATATCCCATCTCTCTGAGGGCGCTGTCCGCGTCATCCTTCGGCACGTCGGCGAGCGCCGCTTCCAGCCGTTCTCGTACTGTTTTCATTTTTCTTCCTTTCGTTTTCGTTGTTATTGTGTCGATCGCCTCGCTCCATGCCATGACATGGTCGGCCAGGCCGATTTCCGCCGCCCGTTTCCCCTGGAAAATGCCCGCTTCGGTTTCACGGACCGCCGTCGCCGTCATGCCCCGGTTCCGGGCCACCGTCTCAACAAAGAGATCGTAGACGTCGTCGATTTCGCTCTTCATCACGGCGTATGCCTCATCGGACAGCGCGTCATGCTGCGAAAAATCGTTTTTGCGGGCGCCTGAAAAGATCGGCGTGTATTTGAGCCCGGCCGCCGCGTTATATCCGCTCCGGTCGACATGGACGGCGATAACGCCGATGGAGCCCAGGCCGCCGGTACGGGGGATGAATATCTCATCCGCCGCCGAAGCGATCGCATAGGCCGCGGAATAGGACATTTCATTGGCAACGGCGTAGATGGCCTTGGCGCCCCGGGCATGGTAGATGTCATCAGCCAGGTCGAACACGCCCGCCACCTCGCCGCCGGGTGAGTCGATGTCAAACACGATTGCCGTCACCGATGAATCGTTCAGGGCCTCGTTGAAGCGTTCCCGGATGCGCTCATACGACGTCAGCCCCGACCAGGCGTTCATGCCGTACGAGCGATAGACCAGCGTGTCATACACGGGTATGACGGCGATTGATGGGCCGCCGTCCCGGGCCGACCGCAACGATGACGCGGCATACAGCCGGGGATCATCCGGCGTCACGCCCGGAACGTCATCCATGTCCAGCCCGATCCGCCCGCCGATCGCGCCGAGAATAACGTTGAGTTTATCCGGCGCCATGAGCAGCGGCGTGTTGATGATTCTGGCTGCAAATCGTGATAAGAGTCTGTTCTCGTTCATGGTCACTCCGTAATCGAGCCCCGGTCTTCCGCATCCTGCATAGCGCCCGTCTTTGCGGTGTACCGGGGATCGCTGTCAAAAATGAGGCCGAGCCTGTCCGCCCGGGCGTTGTCTTCGGCAACCTCGCTGTCGACCGCCTCGGGATCGCCGCCCCGTTCCGCGATGACCTGGCTGCGGGACTTGAATCCGTTGCGCACGTCCATCTGCTCGCCCAGGCGATCCTTTACCGGATCGACCCAGTCCCAGCCGTCGGGACGCCAGGTCACGCTTTTATATTTCCGCCGGTTCTTCCGGTAGTCGGGGATCCGGAGCTCTCCCGAAGCGACCGCCGTATCGAGCCAGTAATTGACGACGCGCCGGCAGAACTGGTGGGCGATGACCTGGAGCTGGAGCATCCGGCACCGACGCCGGAATTCCAGGAGGCCCGCCCTGATCGATGAGTAGTTGACGTCAGTCAGGTCCCCCGTGAGCTGCTCATAGGTGACGCCGATCCCCTGGGCCACGTCGCGGAGCTGCTGTTTCATCCAGTCGATGTAACTGCCGCTCACGTCATGGGGCTGGGAAAACCGCACATCCATCCCGTTTTTCAGAACGGGAAACTGACCCGGTTCAAGGGCGACGAGGGGCTGTCCCCCGACGGTTTCGCCGGTCTTGGTTCCCACCGGGGGAAAGCCGGCGTTGCCGTAGTCGCTGGGCGGCTGGATGATGAAGCCGCCGAACATGGCCGTGGTCTTTCTCCTGACCAGCTCGGCGTCGACGCACTGGTCGATCTCGCGGAGTTCCAGGATGATTGATGAAAACCAGGACCGTCCCCGGATCTGTCCCGCCCGGACGGGCTTGAACACGTGGATGATTTCCGATGCGGGGACGCGGACCCTGCCGCCCCGGGCGGTGAGAAACATTTCGCCGGGATGATCCCGGTGGAGCCAGTAGGCGGTCCGCTGGCCGATGGCGTTGAATTCGATGCCCATGCGGATGTCATTGCCGTTGGGGGCAACGCTGTTGTAATGCTCGTCAAGATGGTCCGCCTCGATGACCTGCAGCTGCAGCGGAACCGCGAGGCCGTCTTCCGGTCTCCGCGGCCTGAACCGAATCAGCACTTCTCCGGCTTCGATCAGTTCGTGCGTCACCAGCGACTGCAGACCGTAAAAATCGCAGGTCTCCGCGGCATCCGCCTCGACGGCCCAGTCGTTCCAGAGTTCCTGGATCTCTTCTTT